CGACGAAATAAAACCAGATCGACGACAGGGGGCGGCCACCATACCGCCCCGGAAAGGATAAAAGACCATGAACAGAACCGACGCAGCACGCGAGGTAAAGAGCCGGTACGCAGACTATTTGCAACCGGCAAAAAAGAGGATACACGGCAAGCCTACTTATATTTGCCCTATATGCCAGAACGGAACAGGCAAAGACGGCGACGGCATGAGTATTGACCCTAAAGGCGACGGCACGCAGCTTAAATGCTTTAAGTGCGGATTTTACGGCGACATAGTAGACCTTTACCAGCAGCAGCATAATTGCGACGCGGGGGAGGCCTTTAGTGCTTTATATGACCTTTTCGGCATATCCATTGAAAACGACCGCGCAGAACGGCCACAGAGCCACGAAACGGCACAAGGTAGTATAAAAGTATCCCCGACACCGAAAAACGCCACAGAGGGGCATACAGAGGCCGCAGAGAGCAAAACAGACTTTACCGGCTATTATGAGAGCTGCAAAAGCCATATTACAGACCCGGCAGCACAGGCATATTTAACCTTTAGAGGCTTAAGCAATGACCTTGCGGCGCGGTATTGGTTAGGATATGACAACGGTTTTTTGATTATTCCATGCGCTACCAGCTTTTACGTAGCCAGGAATACAGACCGGCAGAGCGACTTTAGATATAAGAACCCTACCGGCGCGAGCATAGAGCTTTTTAACCTAAAGGCCGTATACAATGACGCAGCGCGGCCGGTTTACGTGGTAGAGGGCGCAATAGACGCATTAAGCATTATTGAGGCGGGCGGCGAGGCCGTAGCCCTTAACAGTACCAGCAACACGCGCAAGCTACTTGCAGAGCTGGAAAAGAGGCGCACCGGCAGCACCCTTATATTATGCCTTGACAATGACGACGCGGGCAGAAAGGCCAGCACAGAGCTTGCAGAGGGCTTACAGGGGCTTAATATTTCTTTTACCGGCGCAGACATAACCGGCAAGCATAAAGACCCTAACGAGGCCTTAACGAGCGACAGAGCGGCCTTTATTGAGGCCGTAAAGACCACAGAGCAAAAGACACGCTTTCCGGGCTTGCTTACGGTAGACCGGGCAATAGAAATACTTGAGGCCGTAGACGACCATTATTTAGAAATGCCGCAGTTTCCGCAGCTTTCAGCGACAGCAAAGCTAAAAACGCATGATACCGTAGTAATAGCAGCCGACACCGGCGCGGGAAAAAGCAGCCTTGCCCTTAACTTTTTACACGAGCTGCAAGACAGATACCCGGCAATGTATGTAAACCTTGAAATGGACGCGGCAACCGTCTTACAGAGGCTTATAGCAATACATACCGGCATAGAGCTTGACGTAATAGAGGGCTATAAGAACGACAAGAACACCCGCGATAAGGTAAACGCTGCAATAAAGGAAATTACGGCGCGTAAGGAAATACAGCTTTTAGAGGACGCTTACGACCTTGACGAAATCGAAAGGCAGATACAGGCGGCCACGGCGGGCAGATCAGAGCCGACAATAGTATTTATTGATACCGGGCTACTTGTCACGACGACCGGCAAGACGGCCAGCAGATACGAACGCTTTACCGAAATATCGGAAAAATTGCGTAGAATATCGCGGCTTAACAACGTGATTATGTTTGTGCTTTTGCAGCAAAACCGCGAGAGCAAGAAAAACGAAAAGGCAGAGCCGAAAAACAGCAGCCTTAAAGAAAGCGGTTCATGGGAAAACGACGCTACAAAGATTATGTTTCTTTGGTACAACCCGAAAACGAAACGCAAAGAGCTTGCAATCACGAAAAACCGCAGCGGCAAGACCGGCAGCATAGAGCTTAATTACTCACCGCACACGCAGACGTACAGCGAGGTAAAGGGCGGCTTTATCCCTTATGACGGTACAACGCCCTTTGACGCAGACAGCTTTTTTAACGGCGACGACGTAAAGAGAATATAACCCGGAAACAGTAAAACCATATCCGCAAAACCAGACCGAAAGGCGGCAGCTTGCAAGGGCTACCGTCTTTTTTTTGCGGTTTATTCCTACTTAAGCGTATAAATGTAATCTCAATTAGAGCCACCGGCAGACCCCGGAAACCCCTGTAAACATTGACAAAACCGTAAATATAACGTATAATACGTATAGAACGCAAGGCACGCGCAAGGCGTTTTATACGTACATTGCAGGCTATACAGAAAGCGAGGTTATTTATGGCAATGACACCAGAGGCCAGAGCTGCACGCGCAAAGTATATGCGAGAGTGGCGCAAGCGTAACCCCGAAAAGCAGCGCGAGTACGACGCTAAAAAGTGGGAACGCAAGGCCGCAAAGAGTAAAGAGGAAAGCGAGGCAGCCGCAGACAATGGGAAAGTACAGGATTAAAGAGTACAACGGCCGGTATATGGTTTATTTCCTAAAGGACGTAGGCGGCGGCTATGCGTGGGAACAGATCGGCGGCAAGTTTGACAGCAAAGAGGCTGCACAGGCCTTTATTGACGCAGAAAGGGGCGCAGAGCATGACAGCCAGGAATAAGGTAGCAGCGGTATTACTTGCGCTTGTAATGGCCGTATTTGCCCTTACAGGCTGCACAAAGACCGCGCCCGCAGTAATTACCCTGTACGACACCGAAACGCTTTATATCGAGCGTGAGGGCGCAGAAACGAGGGTATACGACCGCGTAGGCAATGCAGATTATACCTTTACAAGCCACCGGGTAAGAGCTGGACAGGGAACGGCCGCGCAGATCAGCGAGGCAAAGACCACGACCGAAACCGACACAATCAAATTGCAGACGGTATACGGCGTAATTATCGTGACCGACAAGACCACCGGCACGACCTTATACGTAAAGGGGGCGAGATAATGAGCCTTTTAGAACAGGCAAAGACCGATTGCGTAATGATACGGCAGCAGCGCGTACCGGACGGATACGGCGGCTATAAGGTAACTTACGTAGAGGATACAGAAACCTTTAAGGCTGCAATAACCTTTGACGATAGTTTAGAGGCCAGAGTAGCAGCCGTACAGGGCGTAAAGAGCCTTTACACCGTCACGACCACGAAAGACAAGGTACTTATGTACCACGAGATTATAAAGCGGCTTTCAGACGGTAAGATTTTACGCATTACCAGCGACGGCGACGACAAGGCGACACCGGCCAGCGCAAGCCTTAATATGAGGCAATGCACCGCAGAGGAATACACCTTACCGAAATAAGGGGGCAGCAATGGCATATTACAGAACGTGCGAGCATTGCGGGGCGAATTTAGACCCCGGCGAAAAGTGCGACTGCATGGAAAATAAACAGGAAAGGGGGCGACCGTATGGCAAGATCAGCAGACCGCAAAGACGAGCTTATTATAGCGGCATTGTTAAGCAATCCGACAGTACGCGCAGCGTCGGCAGCGTGCGGCGTATCGGAAACGCAGATATACGCCCGCTTACGTACAGCGGCCTTTAAGGAAAAGTACGACGCAGCCCGGCGCGAAATACTGGAACAAAGCACCGCTTACATTCAAGGCATGGTAAGCGAGGCAATACAGAAAATGCGCGACGTTATGAACGACCCGAACGCAAGCCAGCAAGTGCAGCTTAACGCAGCAGAGGCCATAACCCGCAACAGCCTTAAGCTTACGGAACAGGCCGACATATTGGCGCAGCTTGCAGAGCTTAAAAAGGCGGTATTCCCGAATGAATAACGCGATACAGAGGCAGCTTGCAGAGCTGCAAAGGGAAGTAAAGGCCAAAAAGGACGCAAAGGCCGTAATAGACGCAATAGACGTAACGCAGCACATAGCCCCGGTATATTTGCCCTTGCATGAGGATATACAGGCGCAGCAGCACCAGTATTACAACCTACCGGGTGGCAGAGGCAGCGGGAAAAGTAGCTTTTGCGGGCTTGAAATCGTAGACGGCATTATGAAAGATCCGACCGGCGAAAGCAACGCTATTGTATTTAGGCGTACAGCAAATACAATGCGGGAAAGCGTTTTTTCTCAAATTGCGTGGGCTATTGATATTTTAGACGTAGGCGACCTATGGCGCGGCAGCGTTTCGCCTATGTGCTGGACGTACAAGCCCACAGGGGCGCAGATCATCTTTAGAGGCCTTGACGATAGCAGCAAGCTAAAGAGTATTAAGCCCCGGCGCGGCGTTTTCCGCTTTATATGGCTTGAGGAATTTAGCGAGCTACCCGGCGAGAATTTCACAAGATCGGTTATGCAATCCGTACAGCGTGGCGGCAGCCGGTTTACTGTATTTCGCAGCTTTAACCCGCCTATAAGCGCGAGTAATTGGGCGAACGTCTTTATACAGCGGCCAGACGACCGGGCAATAACGCTGCACACGTCTTACCTTAACGTACCGGCCGCATGGTTAGGCGAGGACTTTATTTTAGAGGCCGAAAGGCTGAAAGAGATAAACGAAACGGCCTATAATCACGAGTATTTAGGCATTGCAACCGGCACAGGCGGCGAGGTATTCCCGAATATTGAAGTACGCGAGATAACAGACGATGAAATAAACGAGCTGCAATATATCTATGCGGGCGTAGACTTTGGCTTTAGCGTAGATCCGGCCGTATTTATGCGCGTAGCATACCGGGAAAAATACGATACCGTCTATTTACTGGATGAAATATACAAGCGCGGCATGAGTAACAAGCAGCTTGCAGACGAAATAAAGGCCAGAAAGTACGACAGAGCGACACCGGCCGAAATATACTATAGCCCTTTTATGAGCGAGGTATACGAGCAAAAGCAGCTTATAGTATGCGACAGCGCAGAGCCTAAAAGCATAAACGACTTGCACAACGAGGGTTTAAAGGCCATAGCTTGCATAAAGTACCCCGGCAGCGTCTTATATGGCGTAAAGTGGCTGCAAAACCGGCGTATCATCATAGACCCAAAACGGACACCGAACGCCCACCGTGAGTTTATACAATATGAATATATGACGACTAAAGACGGCGAGTTTTTAGCAGATGTACCAGACCGCAATAATCACGCGATAGACGCGACAAGGTACGCGCTGGACAGGATTATAAACTATAAAAAAATATCGGCCTAAAGGCCAGAGAGGGGCGAAACAATGGCGTATTTACGTATTCATTGCGACGTATGCGGCGGTACGTGGGAAATTTACCACCGCGATAATTGGAAAAACGACAAGGCGAGGCAATGCCCGCATTGCTTCGCAAAGATTGACCGGCAAGTATGGCAAAGAGAGGTATTACCGGCGTTTAACGCGGTACACGACGCGAACGCAGAGCTTTTTAAGGATAGCGTAGGCTACCACCGGCCGCAGTTTACCTTTGACGTGATTGCAGATCATCTTTACCAGAACAGAAAGACAGGCGGCGAGAATTGCCCTTTTATCGACAGCAACAGCCGTAATACAGATTGCAGCCTTGAGGCTTGCGCCCTGTATATGGACGGCTGCACGCTTGCCAGATTGACACCGGCAAGAGATACAGAGGGCTTGCAATGCCCCTTTGACCGATACCGGCATAAATGCCGTACAGATTGCGCCTTGTATAAAGGCGGCTGCACCCTTACAGGAATTAAAGAAAGCGAGGATAAATAACAATGCACTTTGAACGTACAAGGCACTATTACGAGGCTTGCACCGGCTACCGCCAGGGCTTACGCGGTATATGGGCAGACTTTGACAAGAAAATGCAGCAGCTTGAGCGGTACAAGGGCAGCGCGGGCTATGAAAAGGAAAAGGCAGAGGCAGAGAAAGCCCGCGACGCAGCTATTACCGCCTTGCAGACCGAATACCGCGACAAGTTTACCGGTATTCTTAAGG